GGCACCTGCACCGCGCCTTCGATCTCGGCCTGCTGCTCACTGAGCACCACGCGCAGCGCGTCGATCACCGGCTGGCGGTGGCCGGTCTGCTCCTCGTAGCGAATCACCTCCAGGAGGTCGTAACCGTCCTCGACCAGCCGCGAGACAAGCTGCTCCAGCGTGCCTCGGAACTCCAGGTATTTCGGCCAGGGCGGCTGCGCCGGGGCTTGGACTACCTCCCGGTAGTCGCGGTGGTTGACGCCGTGCTCGGACAGGTACGTCTCGACGTACTCCTTGAACGGGGTCACTTTCCCGTACACGTCGGTGACCGTGCGCGCGTCCCACTGCTCCTCGACCGCCACCTCCTCGGTGTCGAAGGCCGAGAGCCGGTCGATGAACGGCGTCGGCGTCACCTCGTCGGCCAGCGTGGTCTGACCGTGGATCTGCCCGAACTCGTTCAGGAAGGCCTTCTCGGCGAAACGCACGGCCTCCTCGGTCAGCCAGCGCGGGCTGAACTGGGCGGTGTAGCCCTCCTGGTCAACCAACTCGTCCCCGTAGTTGTTGAAGTGCGACTTCTTGGCGAGGACGCTGACCCTCATGGCGGGACTGTGTGAGACGAACAGCAATGCTCCTCCTTCGCTTCGGCGGGCGACACCCGCTCGGCCAAACGAGCGCCGCCCCCCGAACTTTGTGGATCAGCCGATCAGACGACTCCGTAGAAGTAGCCGTGGGAGTTCTCGTTGCGGATCTCCCAGGTGCATTCCGTCAGCCACCCGGAGGCCTTCTTGTCCGCGCCGGGGTGCTGCCGGTTCTCCAGCAGCGACGTTGACCCTCCGGTCAGCGTCTTGTACTCGACGCGATTCAGATCGACCACGAAGCCCCAAGTGCCGTACGGCTTCAGCGCGGCGGTGGTTGGGAAGTCGTTCCAATCCTTCTTGACCACCACCGGCACCTCGTAGCCGTAGACGCCGGACAGAAAGGCATCCACCTTCAGGCCCGCGACGTTCTGCGGCTCCGGACGCCAGGACGTGCCCTGACCTCCACGGTTCATCTTGGAGATCCTCTGCGCGACGAGCGGGGCGACGAACATGACCGAGTTGCGTGAGGCGTGCTGGAGCACGTTCCGCATGAAGGTGTCGAGGTCGTCCGCCGTGAAGCTGGCCGAACGGTCGTCCTTCCAGGTGTTGATGAACTCGACCAGACCGCCTGCGCCGCCTGTCGGCTCCGCAGCGGAGGTCACGAAGCGGGCACCCCAGAAGCCCGTGTACTCGATGGCCCGCTTGTGCTCGACACCCTTCAGCGCCTCTTCCTGACTCGGCTCGCCCTGGCCGTAGTAGTCCACCGAGCGGGCCGTGCGCGAGAAGATCGCGCCGTGTCTGAAGATCTGCGTGTAGTTGTAGCCGAGCGTGGGCGCGAGGTACTGCACCTCGGGGTAGTCCGCTCCCTGCGCCGATGCATTGCCGACGATCAGCAGGGTGTCGCCTGACGCCCCTGCCTGCTGCGCCTTCACGCCGACCGGAACGACGGTCAGCGTGTCGGTCGCGACGGCGGTGACGAGGTAGGCGTCTCCGGAGGCGATGCTCATGTTCCGGAGCACGTCTCCGACACGCACCCGCTTTCCCTGACCGGCGGTCAGGACGATGGAGGTCGCGGTCGCCAGGTACGACGCCGAGGTGGTCACCAGGCGTGGGAAGTAGTCCTTCTCACGCCAGTTGATTTTTTCCCGCGTGGCCGTTCCGTGCTTGGCCTTCATCAGGAAGGTCGTGAACTGGCTCTCGTCCTCGTCCGCCATCGAGATCTCTTCGCGCATGTCGATGACGAGCGAGTCCGGGATGATCTCGGTAGGTGTCGCGTTGACCGAAATCGAGCCGACCTGACCCGAGATCTTGGTAATTGTGGACAAGCTGCTGCTCCTCTCTAGCCGAGACGTTGGTTCTGGATCTGACTTGTCTCGCTAGAAGGAGGGGGTGCAGCTACTCCTCGATCAGCGGCTGGCCCAGCTTCTCGCGTATTGCGTTCTTCCTCTTGACGACGTAAGACTCGGCCTCGGAGAGAGGGGTACGAGTCGCCGCCCCTTCGGAAGTTGAAACCGTTGCCGCGATCTTAGCTCTGTCGGCCTTGGCGCGTCTACGGCCGTCCTCGACCCGCTGCGCCTTGGCGCGGGTCTTGCCCTTTGCGGCCTGCGCCGCCATGTAGAGGTACTCCCAGGCGTGGACTTTCCCCTCGACACCTCCCTGCTGGGCCATCGCCGCCAGCCGTTGCTTCGTCTCCACGGGCAACAGTCCGTCTTCGCGCACCAGCCGGTCCATCTCGTCCTGGAGATCATCGAAGTCGTCCTTGCCGTCGGCCACGATCATCTTCGCGACCTCGGCCTCGTCCTCGATCATCCGCTCCTGCTCGCGTTGCACCAGCGGTGCCATCGCCTGCATCGCCTGGTTGGCCGCGAACTGGCGCTGCACTTGGTTGTTGAAGGCCTGCGCCTGCGGCACCTGCTCCGGGTCGGAGAGCCAGTGAGCGAGATAGATGTCGTAGCCCTCCGGGCCTCCGGTGCGGAGCGCCTCCATCGCGCCCGAGATCCCCTGGCCCTCGGCGACCGCCTGATCGGCCCACTGGTGCCAAGCCGGAACGTCTAGCTGCGCCGGGCCTTCCGGCTGCTGCGGCTGGCGCTGATCACGCTCGGCAAGCTCCTGGAACAGCCGGTCGATGGTGCGGTCCTTCTCGGCCAGCGCGTCCTCGGCGACCTCGCGCGTCTTGTAGCGGCCGACGTAGAAGTCGTCCTCGACTACCTCCTCAGGCTCGCCTGGGCCTTCTTCCGGCTCCTCCTCGACCCCCTCGCCCGGCTCCCCCTCCGGTTCGGCTCCTTCCTCCTCCTCCGGTGGTGCTGGCTCATCGGATACGACCTCCCCCGGCTCCTCGGGTAGCGGCTCCAGGTCGTCCAGCGTGTCCGCGATCTTGATCTCGTCTTGGTAGCGCGCCTCGCGCTTCAGGTTGATCCTGGCCTGGAGATCGGCGGTGGTCAGGTCGCCGTCCTTCTGCATCGACTCCTCGACACCGGCCATGCTCGGGTCGTCTACAACACCCAACGGTCTTCCACCTCCTCGTCGTCAGCTTCGGGCGGTCGCTCGCGAAGCTCCAGTCTGCGCTTGGCAGCCTGGGGCACGTCGAGCACGGCGTAGCGCATCCCGGCGACGAAGCCTCGGTCGTAGTCGGCCTGCGTGGCGATGGCGGGCGCGGCCAGACCGCCCATCACACGAGCGATCAGCAACTTCTCCATCCGCAGGCGCTTCCACTCCATCTCTTCGGTCAGCATCTGGAAGCCCTCGCTCAGCGGCAGCTTGGAGAGCGCGTCTGAGCGGCGGATCCACGTCCGCTCCGTGTCGTCCATCAACTGGGTCATGCCGACCTCCCGGCCCCGACCTTAGCCATCTGCCGCTGGCCGAAGACCGCTGGCGAGAGACTGACCGGCGAGGAAGGAGAGGTCGGGCCTGCGGCCAGCGCCTCGTTGGTGCCGCCGCCCGGCTGGAGAGCGCCCTGCTGCATCTGGCCCTGGAGTCCCTCGGCGGTCGGCGGCGAGCCTGGCGGCGTGGCCTGCTGCTGCCCCGGCTGCTCGCCCGGCATCACGAAGTAGGTCGCCTTGTCCGACACGTCGTAGGAGTCGAGCAGCTTCTCCCAGAAGCGGCGCAGATTAAGAGGTGTGCCCGACTGGGCCATGATCGGAGCCGACTGCATCGCCGTGGTCAGCAGAGCCTGGTTCTCGGCCCTGCGTTCCTGGCGCATCAACGACTCACCGCTCACCCTCAGCGCCACGTCATAGATCCCCTGCACGTCCTGCCAGCCGACCTCCAGGAAGCGCCGCGCGCCACCCTCGCCGAGCACCTGCACGATCCTGTCCTCGCGCATGAACTGCTGGTCTAGCTCCAGGAACATCTGCCCGATCTTCCCGAACATCTTCTGGTACTGGGATTTGCGCCGGGCGAGGATCGCCTGGGCAATGTTGGTGATGATCGAGACGCCCGTGGCTGTTTCCGTCGGCAGGGTCTGTGACTGCGCCGAGCCGGTGAAGGGCAGTCCGCCCATCACGTTCTGGATGTCGCCGCGAAGGAGGCCTTCCGCCTGGAGCGTCGAGGCCGCAGCCGCTGCGACCGGAGCCATGTCCATCACCTTGACGGCGTTCGGATCCGGCACCATCCACTGCGCCTCCGGTGCCCACTCGTACTGCTCGGGATCGTCCACGTCGGCACGGATCAGCGTGATCACGTTGCTGGCGATCCGCGTGGCGTCCAGCCGCAGGTTGGTCAGCGTCCAGAGCATCTCCTGCATCGAGGCCAGCCCCTCGATCACCGAGAGGCCTGGGATCTGGAACAGGTCGGGGATCGCCGAGCAGATCACGAACGGCTTGCGCCCGTGCGCGAAGGGGTTCGGCTCGTTGCGGAGCAGCACCTGCCCGTTGCCGAGCGTGACCACCTTCTCGTCCGTCCAAAGCTCGATGATCTCGTTCAGCCCGCGCGTGCGGTCGGCGTTGCGGAGCCGCTGCTCGCGCTCCGAGGTCGCGCCCGACTGACCGATGTTCTGGTCGTCCATCTTGGCGAGCTTCATGTACTTGACGTTCTTGTAGACGCCAAGCTCCTGCATCCGCTCCAGCGTGTCGTTGGTGACGAAGGTGCGGTCGATCACCCAGGGGGCCGTCTCGATGGAGATCGCCGACTCCGGGTACATGAAGTCGCGCACGTCCCTGACCTCCAGCGTCGGGTCGTCACGCACCACCATCATCGTCTCGTTCTCCTCGATGGAGTTGGCGATGTCGATGGTGCCGCCCGTCTCGTCGTAGATCAGCGTCGGCACCTCGCCGTAGGTCTTGTGCCGGATCTCTTTCTTTAGCCAGTAGACCTTGGCAACGGTCAGCCCGGCGATCAGATCCTGGTGCGCGAGCGGGCCGGTCTTCTCGGTGAAGCCGTCCACGCGCATCTGATGTCCGATCAGGTAGGAGGCAAGCTCGGAGGAGTCGATGGTCGCGAGCGCCTCCTCCATGTCCATCTCCGGAATCGAGCGCGGGAAGACCTCCCAGGTCGGGTTCTGTTCCTCCAGGGAGGCGAGCATCCCCTCCACGATGTTGATCAGGAACGGCGGGTGCTGGTTGCTGCGCCAGCCCGCCGGGGGCTTCGCGTTCTCCGGGAGCATCCCGCGCCAGGCCTCGTAGCGCCGGTCAACGCGCTTGATGAAGGAGTTGTGCCACCGCTTGCCCTCAGTGACGCAGTCCTGTACCTCCTGGATCGCCTTCTTGTCTCGGGCGGACGGGTTGTACGTCGGCGGGTTCTGGGCCATGGTCTACGGCCCCGGCGCGCCCGCCATGGCCTTCCGCATGCCGCGCGGCGTGGCCGTGCCCTGCATCATCTTGTCGGCGTCCTGCTGATCCTTCGCCAGTAGCTGCTGAAGCTCGGTGCCGATTTTCTGCATCGCCAGCAGATCCTCCTGGTCCGTCTCGTTCTGGAGATAGTCCTGGCTCAGGTCGAGCATCTGCTGCACGATGCTGGTCACGTCGGTGGGCGGCGGACCTCCCTGTGGCCCTCCTGGCCCACCCATGCCGAGGATCGCAGCGAGATCCGGCGGCGGTGGCCCCCCACCTCCTCCTACGTCTGGGCCTCCTGTTGGCCCAACACCCGGCGGCGGGCCTCCCCCGAGGTCAGGCGGTGCCGCCCGCCCCGCAATCATGTCCATCGCCATCAGCCGACCTCCCACGGGTAGCGACTCTGCTTCCAGCGCCCAACGATTCGCTTCGGCCGACGTTTGCGCTCGTGGAAACCGTACAACCTGTAAAGCTCCAGCGAAACCCCGGCGCTCATCACCCGGTCATCGTTACAGCCGGGGAGCGCACGCGGGGACGGACGAGTCTCCCGGCGCGAGAAAGTCCGAAGCTCGGCATCCAGATCGGGCGTGATCCAGGGGCATAGCTCGTCGCGGATCCACTGCTCTAGCCCGTTGATCACCAGCGGGCGCGTGGCCTGGTTCATCGGGAAGCCGAAACTCGTCCGCTCGTCCGGGTCAATCGTCTCGGCCGAGGTCGTCTGGTGCCGGTAGAGCCTGACGTAGGCTTTGCGTCCCTTGATCCCGTCTCGCAACGCGATGATCGTCGTGCGGCCGTAGCCGCCCTGCACCTCTACCGCGATCAGCGCGTCCCCCTTGCAACCCGAATGCCCTCCGTACCACTTCCCGGCGTAGTAGAGATCCTTCGCCAGGATGTCCTCTTCGATCTTGGCGTGGTACTCGGCAACCCACTTACCGTCTGTCAGATCGATGACGTGCGCGGAGGAGAAGTCGTTCCCGGATCCGGTCGCCACATCGGCGGCTATCGCGTAGCCATGTCCAGTGACCGGCTCCTCGTACACCCGCCACTCACCGTCTTTGCGCTTGACGATGGCGGCCTTACGGTACGTCTCTTTGAACGTCATCCGATACAGGTACGACCGCTCTTCTGCGCGCCACTTGTCACGGTAGGCGTTGAGCTTCTCCAGGTCGAACCAGCAGCGCCCGGTGCCGATGAAGCCCTCCTCGGGAGTCCGTGGGTACATCTCGGCCCGATCCGAGGCTGGCAGCCTGCGCGCCTTCTCGCGGTACCACTTCTCGTCTCGCAGGGGGTGGGTGAATACGCCGTGGAAGCGCCGCTCGATCCCCATCGACTCGGCGTTGACCCACAGGTAGTGGAAGAAGTTGCCCTGGGCTTCACCCTCGCCGTCCTCTGTGGAGACACCGTTGGCCGTGGAGACGATGATCGCCCTGCCGCCGCCGTCGATGATCGGGAACGCCGCCTTCCAGGACTCACGCGCGTACTCCTGGCGGGCGTGCTCATCGAGGATCACCAGACCCGCCGTCTCTCCGTGACCCGCCTTTGGCGTCGAGGGAAGCGCGAGGATGGAGGAACGCCGGTTCGTCTTCGGATCGAGCCATTCGATCTCCTGTGAGGGCGAGCCGCCACGCGAGGGCTTGGTCAACTCCAGGTGGTTGGTCAGGTAGGCGGGCGCGGACTGGTACATCCCCCAGATGCGCGCGATCACCTTCTGCGCCTCCTCCAGGTTGATCGAGATGATCAGCACGCGCGTGCCCGGCCGGAAGAGCGCCATCCAGAGGCCGTAGCCCGCACCGAGCCAGGTGACCCCGATCTGACGAGCCTTGTACTCAAGCGATACCTCCTGCGCCTGCCAGGAGTCGAGCACTGGCCGGTGCCAGAACCAGAGTCCCGGCTTCCCTTTCAGGTCGATCAGGTCGCGCTCCTCCGCAGTCAGGAGGTCGAAGCTGAACTCCTCGCCCGTCTTGGCGTCCACGCAGAGGACGAACTGGAGGAAGAAGCAGGGCGATTGCCTGGCCTTCAGGAGCCGTAGCGCCCGTACAGCGATCTCGTGCTCTGCCCGCTCGGGCGAAACCTCGGCAACGGTCATCCCCGTGTGGGAGGATACGGCTGTTTGCACAGACACGCGCGGCGCGGGGCTTCCCAGTACGTCGTCGTACCGCATGCGACCGGAAGAGGTGGGTGCCCTCCCCCTCACTGCTTCGCGCCGCGCTCCTTCTAAGGAGGTGATGTCCCCGACGGACCCGAGCCTGGATTCCCCGACTCGGAGGTGACCTGTGAAGCTGATCGAGACGGCGCTGATCGCCGTGGTTCTGGTGCTCCTGATCACGGAGCGCGGCAAGGCAGCATTCCCCAAGCACGACCCACCGCACAAGACCCAGTGGCTCTGCATCCATCGCTACGAAGGGTCGTGGCAAGACGGCGGCTCGCCCTACTACGG